TGGATACAAATGTCAAGACGGATGCAGAGATCGCTGCTCAGATTGGCACCAACCTTACTTTGTCTTGGAATAATTTTAACGATAACATATTTCGTCGCGTAGTAAACGATTTGGTTGCTTGCGGGATGGGTGTTGTAAAAAGAACCAATGACCCAAGCTACGGGATTAGAGAGGAGTATGTAGACCCGATGAGGTTTATCCACAGCTATACTGAGGACCCCTCTATGGATGATCTCTCTTATGCTGGACATGTAAAGTCAGTAACCATTGCTGAACTTAAAAGATTGGCTGGTGATGAGTTGTCAGAAAAAGATTTTGAAAAGATCGCCAAGCAAAGTGGTTACAGCTCTTCAATGCTAAAAGAGCAGAAGTATGATAAGTCTTCTGGCAAAACAATATATGGGTATGACCAACACATGGTTGATATCCTTGAGTTTGAGTTTTTGTCAGTAGACTGTATGTTTTTTGAGGATAAAGAAAACAAGTACGGAAACAGAAACTTTTTTTATCAAGGGTTTCAGTACAAGGAAAAGAAAAATTCAGTTTATGAAAGATCTCCGTCTAAAATGGAGATTGCCACGATTTATGGTGGCACGTATATAATGGGCTGCAATATGCTTTTTGGTTATGGCTTT